CTTGCCGTAGCCTACGGTTCCGCTGCCACGCAGGCTCCGGCTCGGACGCCGGCTCGGAGTCTGCGTCAGCCGCCACGGACCCAGCCCCCACCGCCGCTTCCACTCCCACCGCGCCGGGCCCACGGTTTCATCGACGAGTAGCCCATGTTGGCAAACTTCGGACGATCCTCACGACGCCGCTCGTTGATCTGCCGCCTCACCGCCACGTTGCCCGGTTGATGCGCCATAACGCACGCATCGCCCTTGTTGGTGCTCCGGCCCAGACGCTTCCGGATCTCGTCCTTGCTCTCAATCAGAATGCCGCCAGTCGTCCGAACCTCAAACGTCGGCGCCGTCAGATCAGCCAGCAACTCGGGATCGTCAGGTAACGCAATCTCCGAGCCACCTTCCTGGTCAGGATCGAGCGCCTCGCGAAACCGCCACCACGCCTCGGCCCGGGCGTTGTAGAATTTCAGTCCGCCCATCGACGCGCCGCTCGACTTGTTGGCGCCGTTGAATGCTACGAAGCTGATGCCGTTCTCCTTCAGCCGCGACGTGGTGTCGGTGCCGAACCCGCCGCCCATATCGACCACCAGCGCCGCGTTCGCTCGGCGATGCGCCAGCACCTGGGCTGCCATCTGCGCACCGTCGCGGGTAGCTTCGCCTTTCAGCGTCAAAAACGGCGCGTACCAAGGACCGTGGCGCCTCGCCAACGCCGCAGGATCGTCACCACCACCGGCCGGATCGAGCGACATAACGGTCATCGCGTAGGCCTTCCAGCCGTCGGGCTTCCACCGCGCCATCGCCGCCTTCACCCATGGGGTCGGAATGACCTGATTGTCCTGGTCCTTCAGCGATGTCTTGAACCCACCCAGCAACTGCGACCGGAACGGCTCCGGTATAGCGTCCAATGTCGTCTGGTAGTTCGTGCGCACAAGGTAGGGGTTGTCCGCCAGCACGCCAGGAATGTACGTCCGGCTCGTCGGCTTCATCACCCTGCCGTCGATCACCCGCGCGTCGTCTGGTCCGTTAACCCACAGGTCCTTGCCGCTCTCATCCGTGATCACCCAGCGCAACTCACCAGGCCGCGCAGGGTTGTGATACCGGTCGCTGAGCCACGGCTCGAACATCTTCGTGGCCCACAGCCCTTCGGAACTGAGCGGCGGGTTGGTCGCCAGCACAGTCCTGCAGCGCTGCTCCGGGTCCTCAGACCGAACCCATGCCATCAAGAACCGCACGTCGCTCTCGCGCAGCTGGCAAGCCTCATCGATACCAAGGAAGTCGCGGGCTTGGCCTTGAGACCCCTCGCCCTCCGCGGTCCTGAAGTAGATCACCCGATCCTCGTCGATCCGCAGCCGAGGCGGGGGAGATGCGTTGAACCCCTCCTTCGATCCGTGCAGCTTCAAAGCCCGGTCGATGATCGCGGCCAAATCGCCGTAGGCCCGCCGCACGATGAAGCTGCGCTTGTGCTTGGTAAGCGCTAGCCCGAGGAGTAGGTCCGTTTTTCCGGAACCAGGCGAACCGCCATATAGGCAAACGTCGGCCTTGCTCTCGAAAGCCAACGTTTGCGGCCCCGGCGATGGCACCCACTTGCCAGGGCCCAGGAGCGCAGCGAGGCTCGGGAGGTTCGTGATGCCAACCTTGATGTGCGCCGGCAGCTTGCCGACGAGGGCAGCGAGCTCGTTGAGCGGCATCGACCGCAGACGGTTGGCCATCCATTCGGGCGTGACGCCGGAGGCCTCGGCGAGGGCGAGGATCAGGCGTAGAAGATCGTCGGGAATGCTCATGCTGCTCCTTCGCTCATGAACACGCCGGCATCCAGCCGCAGGCCGCTCGACGTATCGGGGCGCGCGTGCAGGTAAGCGGATGTCGTGCTGATGTTGCCGTGACCAAGCGTCGTTTGGACCTCAGGCAGCGAGGCGCCGCGGTCGATCGCGTGGCTGCCGTGGGCATGGCGCAGCCAGTGGGGGCTTACCGCCTGGTTGATGCCTGCAGCTTTGGCGGCCCGCTTCACCATCGCGTGCACACCGCGCTCCAGCAGCCGACCTCCGGCCTTCCGGCTTGCGAACACCGGAGCGTCAGGAGCGGCCTGGCCCCGGATCGCCAGCAGGGACCGGCTCACCACCTCGGGCAGCAGCACCTCACGCTCGATGCCGCCCTTGCCAAAAATGTGGAGTTGCACCCGGCCGCCGCGGTCGATCACGTCCGCCCAGGTCAGGGTGCAAGCCTCGGAGACCCGGAGGCCGCCGGCATAGAGGGTTTCCAGCAGCACGCGGTCGCGCCGCGTCCTCGCGCCACGGATGAGCCGGGCGACCTCGACCTCGGTGACGATACGCTTGGCGAGCGCCGCGCCGCGGTGGGCGCCTTCGCTCTTCACCTTGATGCGGGCGCCAGCATTGAAGGGCGTGTAGCCCAAGCTGTGCGCGTAGCCGAGCAGGCTCTTCATGCGCAGGACGTACTGCCGAGCACTCGACGCCTTGAGGCCCGCCGTCACCCTGGTCATGGCGTCGCGCACGTCCTCGACTGTGGCGTCACGCAACCCCATGGGCAGTTCGTCGAGGAACCGGCGCACTGTCGTCTCGAAGTTGCGCTTGCTGTGCCTGGAGCCGAGGGAGTCGATCCAGGACTTGAGGAGCTGCTCGTCGGTATCGGCGCGGGTCGCCCTGATGAGCCTGATAGGGGCTGCAACACTGGTCGTCATGGCGGCATCTCCGTCGTCTTAAGAGATACCGATTATACCTGTAATCTGCGATTGGGGAAGGGGCTGTGTAATCAGCGATTGAGGCGCGTTTCGACACTGGCGCCCGCACCATGTCCATGACGAGCAGACGCTGCAGCGCTCAGCAAGCTTGCTCATGACGCCTCGCCCTCCGGCTCAATCGGCACCGCCTCAACCTCGATGAGCGGCAGAGCAGGCGCCGCCAGCGCATGCGCCAGCGCCTTGGCTATGTCGAGGTCCGATGCTGAGCCGATCGGTTTGCCGGCGGACGTGATATCCGCCTGGAACTTCTCCGAGTAGAGCGCTGGCTTCAGGCGGGCCAGGAGCCAGCGCTTGTTCTCGCTATCCAGCCTCGCAGCCGGAACCTGCTCAGGCTTCTCACGCACATCGGCGGCGACATCCACGAGGTTGTCGGCCCAGTGCTCGAACTGCAGATCGCGAGCGCGCGCGAACTTTTCAGCGAATTCGGGGCGGTTTTGTACCCAGTAGTTGATGGTTGATCGTGCAGGAAATCTGTCTGGATCGCTGGCGATGATGCGGTTGAGCGTCTCGCCGTGTGCGAGGCGCCAGAGGATCTCATCCACCACATCATCGTCATAGATCGTTTGACCGCCTTGTGGGCGAGGTGGCGCTGTAGCTGTGGGAGTCGGCGGGCATTGCCTCTTCGGTCTGTTGGGGTCTAGGCGCCTGAGCTTGTGGCCACCAGGGCGAGGCTTATTTGGCTTGGCGGTTGGTTCGCTCTCCTGCTGCACTTGGGCTTTGCGCTTCTCCCGGTAGCGGCGCTGGCGTTCGGCGTTGGTGAGTGGTGCGGCGTTACGCGTTACGCTCGTTACGTTACCCAGGGGCGTTACGGGGTCCAGGCTCATGCGCACCCCGCCGGCAATGGATATTCACCCCATGGGGGACAGACCGCGCTGACGATCTGGGCGGTGCCTGTCTCGTCGTAGGCGATGTCGAGGTGCCCGCCGTTCTCGTAGTGGACATAGCACTGGCTGGTCATGGCACGGGACAGTCGCTCTGCGGCGGCCAGTCGGGCGAAGTCTCGATCATCATGCAGGAGCAGCATGTGCAGCTGGTCGAGCACCAAGGTGCGCTCCAGGCGCTTCTGGCGCGTGTTGTTCGCGAACCATTCGGCGGTGAGGGCGACGCCGCCGCTGGTGGTGTAGTCGGTCATGGCCGGGCTTGCCGTCGAGCAACCTTGATGCGCTTGCTCGACTTGATCTGAAGTTGTTTCGAGACCGACAGTCTCTTGGGATCGCGCTCGATGCGACCGTCTTTGATGCGGAAGCCTTTGAGGGCGATGGCGCGGGTCATGACGGCACTCCGGCCCCGAGTTCGCGGAAGACGAGCGACCCGCTGGCCACCAGAGCAGCTTGCGGGGTGTCGATTCTCACGTGCAGCCGCTGCCCTGATGCAATGACCGGGCGGACGAGGCCCGTCAGTTCCTGCGTTGGCGGGAAGGTCCAGCCGATTGAGGCGTATGCGACATCACACCAGATGCGCGTAGCGCTCGCAGTCGAGGCGATCGTGGTACTTGGGCCGGAGACGCTTGACCCGGCTGTCGGCACGCCGCTCCAGCCACGGAGGTTGACGGGACTAATGGCGGACCCGCCAGAACCACCGGTCGAGCCCCGGTAGATTTCGACGCCCAGGGCTTGCGGGTTTGAGGACACCGCACTTGAGGAGAAGGAGAGACTTACACTCAGCAGTTCGACGCGCGTGATCGGGCTGGTGGACGCGAACACCACCCACAAGTCGCTCGGGCCGCCGGTGCTCAGCGTCGCCTTGAAGAAGGGGGCCGCGAAGATGTTGCCTTCGCGGTGGCCGTTGTTGGCGGGGTTCGAGTGCACTATGCGGCCTCCTGCATGCTCGCCAGCGCGTGGTCGAGCACGGCGTTCGCCGCAGCTAGGCGATGGCCATCGGCTGCGCCAGCGTCGGGGTGGTGGTCCTTGGCGTAGGCCCGGCGGGCGGCGCCGATGTCGTCGCGGCTGATTCCGGCTGCGGCCCAGCGCTTCCGGAGCACCGTGGCCCGTTCCTTGAGGTCCGCCGACGAGCCGGTGGCCGGCAGGGCGTCGAGATCGTCGAGGACCTGCGCCACGGGGGAGGGCCGCCGACCATGGCGGAATTCGAGAGCGTAGCCATCATTGATGCCGACGATGGTGCAGGTCACGTCGTAAGAGCCATCGGCAGCGATGACGCGCAGCAGGTCATCTCGCGCGGGGCGCTTCCCCCTGGTCTTCATCAGCTTGACAACTTCGGTCCACGTGGCCGGCTCAAAGATCTCGGCGAAGGGGATGCCGGCGGGCAATTTGGTCTGCCACTCTTGGCTGAAGTGCCCCCCAGGATGCAGTGCCACGTTCTTGGGATCGAGCGTCACGCCGCACCTGCACCTTCCACCGGGAGCCGGCCGCAATAGAACCGCAACGCGTAACCGGCGCCGGGCGTGACGGCATCGACAGTGAACAGGCAGTCGAAGTCGCCGCCCTCATGGATGATGCGCATCAGGTCCCCCGCCTGCGGCCTGATCGGCCCTCGCTCGCGCAGCAGGACCTCGACCCGTTTCCACAGGCCGGCATCCGACACGTCGGCGATGGCGTACTGCCTCGGCAGCCGCACAAGCCAGGTTGAGAATCCTTGCGCCAGCACCTGGTGCGTCTGTGGCAGCGGGACAATCACCCCGCCATCTGTTCGCGCCGGGGGGAGTTCGGACTGGATTCGATGATGGGTGAGGTCGAGCACCGGTTAGCCCCTCCCCGCCATGATGTCGTAGAGGCGTTGCGCCCCGGTCCTGCCGGTCTGCTTCCAGGGCGCGAACTCGAAGACTTGCGGATCGCGCTCGTGCAGATCGCGCAGCTCGCGCTCCTCGGTGCTCAGTTCAGCCTGGGTCGGCTTCACGGGCGCGTCCGGCCCGAGTTCGCGCATGATTTCCATCCGCCGGTCGCTGGCGGTCTTGCCGGTGCTGCGCCAGGGCTTCCCGCGATAGGCGTCGATGTCCGTGTTCATGAGCGCGGAGATGTCGCGCAGCTCCTTCCGCAGCATGGTCTTGTCCTTTGCTGGCGGGGTTTCCGCCGTTTGGCGGGCGCCCAGGGTGCGGAGCATCCGCATCGTCTCAGGCAGGTTGACGAGCAGCCGGCCGTCTGGAAGCCTCGCGCTCTTCATCGCCGTGCGCAGAGCCTTGGGCAGGCCCTTGAAGCCGGCGTCCACCTCGATCCTGAAGCTCGCGAACGAGGAGCCGAGTTCGTCCCGCAGGCTGGTGGCGAGATCGGCCCTCGCGCTCTTGTCGGTCTCGACCTGGCGCGCCTGCTCCTGCACGGCGAGGCTGTTGTAGAAATTGATTGACGCCTCAAATGTCTCGGGGGCCATGTTGTTCTGGTGCGCGAACTCGGCGAAGGCGTTGATCCGCGTCTGGCCGATCTCGGTGAGATGGCTGCCGGCCGGGGGCGCATACGTGAAGTCCTGCAGATCGTACTGCGGCGAGGCGTCTACCCGCTCGCTCTCTCCGACCTCGCCGGCATCGTCGCCGTCGTCATCGTAGTCACCGGCGAGAAGATCGAGATCGGCGTCGTCCTGGGCGTCGGTGACGACCACATGCTGGCCGGCTGGTGCCGGGCTCGGCGCTGGCGAGGTAGTGCCGGGCGAGTCGGTGGCGCCGGCTGTGGGCTGCACATCGAGGGGTGTGTCGGTCACGGGCGGGCCTCCGGCTGGTGAGGCGCGTCAGTGCGCCGTGGGCGCCTCGTCGGTGTGCGAGTGATGCGGGACTTCGCCCAGGTGTTGAGAGACTCGGGCGTGTGCAGTGCAGTCCGACCGTCGTAGACCGTATCGGGGCCTTTGCCCTGACAGCACAACCGGGCGAGCGTGGACTCGGCGTAGCGCAGGCCGAACACCTCAAGAAGGTATTCACTCGCCTGTTTCCGCCTGAGATACTGTGGGAAGCGATGTAGCTCTGGCATGTTCCTGCTGCCGGTGCTTGTTGGGTAGCTACCGGCACAGTACGCCGCTTCGGTAGTCTTGACGCGGACCAATTCATGTCCACGCGGTCCATCTAAGGTCCAATCGGCTCACGTGGAGACACGCCAAAGGTGCCTCAGCGTGGGCAGCTCCCGTTTCCACGTGCCGTCGCCCGGCATGCGGGCGGCTGAGCAGCCCTGGCTCTTGAGCCAGTCAATAGCCAGATCTCGCACCTCGAAGTCGCGATGCCAGGGCTTGAGCGTTCCCGCCTCGGCGAGGGCCATCACCGACCAGACGACCTTGTGGCTCTGACGCGCCGGTTCAGTGGAGACGATGGTGGTGCGGGTTGCCCCGTTGCTAACGAGCCCAGCCGATGATGGGGTGAGGGCGAGATTCGTCATCGTGTCGTCTCCAGAAGGAGGTCGTCTATTTCAACGAGGCGCGTCATCAGTGCGGCCCGCTCGGCGCGCAGGTTGTCCGGGTCTTGGGTCTGTGGCGGGCCGAATACCCGGCGGAACTCTGCATGGGAGACGCGCCCGAAGTTCGGAAGCCGGAGGATCTCGGCGTCACTCATGCGCCGCAGATGGCCGAGTGTAAGCCCCCGATGAATACCCTCATGGGCGATAAGATGCCATGTCCGGACGGATACCTGCAGCATAATGTCCGCCTGCAGCATAAGGTCAGCACACCGGGTGCTGTCCGGGAGGTGCGTCAAGTCGGCCGTGTTGGTGCGAGCATCCACTTTGGGCGCCTTAGCCCGCAGCCGATCCCAGGCGCTGCGCTGCTCATGCCAGGCTTGCCAATCAAAGGTCGCGGTCATCGTGTCGTCGTCTCCTTTTGCGCCGGCGACGCAGGCGCACACGGTTGATCGTCGTCATCGTCGAGGAGGCCGACGCCTAGGATCGAGCCTGCCCACGCCTCGCGTTCCCGGCGCAGGCGCTCGCGCTCCTCGCGCTTGGCCTCCAGGACGTGGGCCGGGATGATGGTGTCGGCGCTCATCGCACGCGCTCCGTGCCGTGGCCGTGCCCGCTGGGCTCCGGCCGCCAGGATGGCCGGCCGCGGCGGCTGGCGGTGACCCGCGCCTGCTCGCGTGCCAGGCGCTGGGCCTCCGCCTCGGCGAGGTGGTCGCGCCAACAGGGGGAGCATAACCCGGACACGGCGGGCGGGTTGGCGCGGCAGGTGCGGCAGAGGGTGGTCATGCTGCAAAGCCCTTCTTCACAATCCTGGCGATGATGGCGTCCCATGATTTGACCGGCTCCTCGACCAGAGCGCTTTCGATGTGAACTCGGAGATCGGCCGGGACATCAACAGCTCTGGCATCCTTCCGCAGAGCCGCAACAAGCTCATCTACCTTCTTTTGGACGGTCATCTGTTCGTGGGTGCGCCGGAAGGCGTCGGCCAGCGTCGCGTCGTCGGGGATCACCTTCTTGACGCCGTGCTCCTTGAGCTTCTTCTCGATCCAGGTGACGAGCCCATCCGACGTGAAGGCGTTGAGTTCGACGCGCTTCGGATCGTGGCTGTGGTTGGAGGGGAACAGGAACTCGATCTCGTCATCTTTGGCGCCGTTGAGTCTGAGATTCTGCCTCGCCGCCGACCGCTTCTCGACGAAGACCTCCTCGCTCTGCAGCCCCTCGATGTCGGCCAGCCTCATGCCGACATCGACCACGGACACCTCGTTCTTGTAGGCCCACCTTCTGGTCTCTCGCTGTAGGGTGCCGACGATGGAGAAGCCCGACTTATCGAAGTCGTGCAGCACGAGCAGGCGGACTGGACGGTCCGTCGCCACCTTGCCGACTGTCGTGCAGATCTCATCGACGAGTTCGCGACTCGCGGTGACGCTCATGCCCTTGGTAGACATGATCGCAATGTCGTGGCGCTTATCGAGTTCAACGGCGTCGAAGAGGGGCATGAAGCCCTCTTTCTCGATGAACAAGATGTCGCCGTAGCGGTTCTTGGGACCGACCGTCGGATAGTGCTTCCAATCGTTGTGGTAAGTGGGTGGTTCGACCTTGTAGGAGGCGCTCAGATTGATGTACCCGCGGACATCCAGCGTCCCGAGCGGCACACCGCGGTTGGTATGTGGCTCCCGAAGATGGCCCCGAGCGTCGTACACCACTTTCCAATCCGCGCAGATGCCGGGGTGGTCGCGCATGTAGTCCGGGAGCAGCGTCTGCGTGAAGTACTTGTCGCCGAGCGGTCTCCCGGTCCTCTTCTGGATGATCGGACGGGCCGCATACATAAGCTGCCGCGCGAGAGCGGGGAGCCGGCCATTGTCGCTCACCTTGTTGTAGACATCGCGCATGATGTCATAGGCGATGTCCTTCATGGAGTCTCGCGCCCTGCCCATCAGGAAGGAGGCCCGGTTGGCTTCAGCCGCACGGTTCCGCTCCTCGGCGCGTCGTTGCTTGGCCCAGCCCTTGGTGACCTTCTCCAAACCTTTGATGATGTCGTCCGCCTTCATGACGTAACCACCGCTGACTTGCCCCGGTCGGTGTAGCGAACACGCGGACACGCAGCGTGGATGAAGACGATGACAGGCTCGTCCGATGTCGCACGCTGTCTTGCCAGAAAGGTGTCGAGGCTCTCCCCGTACCGACCCAGCTGGCGGAACTGATTGCCGATGCCTGGACTCCAGTTAACGCCGGTGACGAGCCGTCTCTTGTGGGGCTTCTCACGCCCGGCGAAAGCGATCTCCACGACGGTCGGCAAGCCATCCTCTCCGAGCGTCTTCGTGTACTTGAAGGACGGCATCGCGCAGCCCGCAGCCTCGAACCGCGCACGCAGATGCTCCTCACCAATGAGGCCGAGGTGCTTCGGCTTCACTGGCCTGGAGTTCGCCTTCATGGCCGTGAGCACGCTGGCGACGAGCGGGGCGTTGAAGTTCTCGCCGTCCACCAGCTTGGACAGTGGCTCACGTGACAGCCCGGTGGCCTCCAGCACGACCTTCTGCTTGGCTGACCCACTTAGGCCGCGGAACTCCGAGATGAACTCGCGCACGGTGCGCGGGAGTTCGCGGCCAGCATCCTGATCTGCCTTGAGGTAGGCGCCGATTAGGCGCTGCAGATGCTCGCACTCGTACCAATGGGGGGGCGTGGGATCGGACGGCAACCACTTCACCCAGCCTGGCGTCGTGGCCTCGACCCCGTTACGGGCCCCGTACCACGTCAGGGTGAGCGTGAGGTGAGGGTTCAGCCAAGCGAAGTCATCGACAATTTGTAAAAATCGAGGCTCCGCGATCCCGAGCTGTGACCTAGGTGAAACGGGCCAATGGACCCGCACCAGGGTGCCAACCTCCCGGTCGAAAGGCTGGGTCTCGTGCCGGATCACGGGCTCCTGTCGAACGTGATCGACCGCGAACTCGATGGTGTGCCTGAGCCCGTGCGCCTCGATCTCGACCCTGCCACGCTGCGCGGACCCGGCGAGGGCGTAGGGCATCGCCAGAACGGTCTTGAGCGCGTTGCCCTGCGCTCCGCGCGTCGGCGACACATAAGCTTCGCGGCTCGACGCCCGCACCGTGTAGTCGAGCACACCGTCAAGCGTCGTCGCCGGCAAGCCTGGTCCGTTGTCCTCGACCTCGATGGTGGCGTCGTCCACCTTGAGGGTCACCACCGGCGCGACGCCCACCTCCTCGCAGGCGTCGATTGCGTTGTCGATAAGCTCCTTCGCGACGACGAGAGGCCACAGCTGCGCCTCGTGTCCGGTCTGGAGCGTCAACTCCTTCTCGGAACAGAATTCGAGCAGGCGACTGCCGCGGAAGGCGACGCGCTCCAGGCGTGGCGGTTGCTTGGATGAGCGCGGCAGGGCGTCGGCGATGACGTCCATCACGGGCCCCTCAGAATGGAATCGCGTCGTCGTCGAGCGGCCTCTGCCACGTTCGGGCGCCCTGCTGTCGCTCCGGCTGCGTGTTCGGCGGCTCCTGGCGCTGGCCGGCTTCGTTGTCCCGCTTTGGTGCCTCGCTGATAAGGAGGTTCCAGATCTCGGCGCCATCATCGGCAGTGTCGTTACTCTTGAGGAGGACGACCCTGGCGTTGGCGAGCCTGCCGCTGAAGTAGGTCGCGCCCGTCTTCTCGCTCTTCTTGCGGTAGAGCCGCGTCAGCGTGAAGCTCTGCGGATAGTTCGTGCTCATGTCATGCCGCCTTCCTTGTGGCCTTGGCCGGCGGCGTCTGTGGCGCGTCCTTGCCGAGCCACCACTGCACGACCTCGGCATAGGGCGTGGTGACAACGATCGGCTTGGAGCCCTTGAGCCCAATGACCGTCGAACTGTCGGGCGCCTCCTTGAGGGGGATGGCGAAGGCGATGTGCCGGCGGTCGAGGATCAGCTCGCGGTCGTCGTCGTGCATGCGGAAGCCCTTGATCTGGTCCCGGTACGGAACCTTTGGTTTGTCGAACCGGCGCTCTCGACGCTCGATCGTGGCGTCGGCTGGTGTCGTGGTGGTCATATGCGGTTGCCTTTCGGGTTTGTGTTGGACGCCACTGGCACGCACTTTCACGCCCGGCTTATGCCTGCTTCGCGGGCCAACCGCTCGACGGCCTCGGCGAGGGTCAACCCCTCGTTCTTCATGACGAATGCGAAGATGTCGCCGTGCTCGCCCGTGGCGAAGCAGTGGTAGAAACCCTTGTCGTCGTTCACCACGAAGGAGGGTGTCTTCTCTTCCCTGAAGGGCGAGATGCCCTTGAACTCGCGACCGCAGGGTGCGAGCTCGACCTTGCGCGAGACCACCTGGCTTACGGGCAGCCGGGCGCGGATCTCGTCGAGTAGGGTTGGTGGAAATTGGTCCGTCATCGTGGGTGCTCCTGTTGACTGCCTGCCAGGTTGGAGAAGAGGGTGGTGGTGGCGTCGAAGTGCACATCGACCGTGCCGGTTGAGCCGTGGCGATGCTTGCCGATGATGATCTCGCCCTTGCCGCCGCACTCCTTCAGCTTGGCAAGCCGAGCCGCGCGCTCGGCATCGTTGCTCGGCTGCTGCTGGCGCACGTAGTACTCCTCGCGGAACACGAACATCACCACGTCCGCATCTTGCTCAATGGAGCCGGACTCGCGCAGGTCGGCGAGGAACGGACGCTTGTCCTGTCGCTTCTCGACCTCGCGCGACAGCTGGGACAGAGCGAGCACGGGGACGTTCAGCTCCTTGGCCAGCGCCTTGAGGCCGCCGCTGATCTCAGACACCTCCTGCACCCGGCCGTCGCGCCGGGATGAGCCCGTGGTCACGAGCTGGAGATAGTCCACAATCACGAGTTCGATGCCGACCTGCCGCTTGAGGCGGCGCGCGCGGGTGGCGAGGTTGGCGATGGAGATGCCGCCTGTCTGGTCGAGGATCACGCCGCGCGCCTCGATCCGATCCATCATGGTTCTCTCGGCCCTGACCAAGTGGCTCGCCTCCGCCTCGCTCAGATCACCGCTCCGGAGGCGGTCGGTCGGGATGCCGGTCTCGGCCGATATCATGCGCCGCGCGATCTGCTCCGCCGTCATCTCCAAACTGAAGAACACCGCGGGCCTGTCGATGCTGCGCAGGATGGTGCCGGCGAGGGCCGTCTTGCCCATGGCGGGCCGGCCAGCGAGGATGATCAGGTCCGACGGCTGCAGGCCGCCCCCGAGCTTGCGGTCTACGTCGGCGAGGCCGGTCGAGATGCCGACCTTCGCGGCCTCGGGGTTGCGGTAAGCCTCGAACACGCGGGCAAACTCGTCGCGCACCGCCACCGGCTCGGCGATGACGTGCCCCATGGTTCGGTTCTCGGCCAGCGCATACAGCCGCCGCTCCACCTCCTCGATCTGCTCCTTGGGCGGGAAGTCCACCGGGCTGTTGTAGGCCGCATTCACCATGTCCTCGCCGGTCAGGATCAGCTGCCGACGTGTCCACAAATCAACGATGGTGCGGGCATAGTCGTGAACGTTGATGATGGTGGCGGCGTTGATGGCGAGACGGCCGAGGTAGACCGGTACGGGCATCTCCCTGACCGGCTCGGCGCCATCGAAGAAGGTCTTGAGCGTGATCGGCGTTGCCTGCCGGCCGTCGGCGATCAGCTTGGCGGCGGCCTGATAGATCGCGCCGTGCAGCGGGTCGGAGAAGTGCTGCGGCTCCAGGATGTCGGCGACGCGGCCGTGGGCGTCGCTGTTGATGAGGATGGCGCCCAACAGCGCCTGCTCGGCGTCGAGGTTGCGGGGCGGCTCGCGGTACAGGGGATCATCCTCGTAGGTATTCATCGTGAGCCCCGCTTGAGCTTCGTGATGAGATCGCGAGGGACCAGGCATCCGGGCTCGCCGGGCGGCGGGCCCATCATGTCGGCTGGCCAGGTTCCGTTCTTGGCGTGGGTGTCGTGCAGGAGCTGCCAGTCGGCGGCTTCGAGGCCGGCGGCGAACGTGGAGTCGTCCCGCCACCAGTAGGGCGCCAGGCTCGGGCCGGCGGGTGCGGCGGAATGGGGTGCAAAGTCCTCGAATCGGCGCTCGCTGAGCCAGCCCTGGGGCCACTTGATGTAGCGGGGCTCGGCGTGCTCCGCCGCGCACCTGCTGGCGAATGCCGCCGCGGCTGTAATGGCCAGCTCGGCATCCTCCCGCGTCAGGGCCAAGAAGCGTTCCCGAGCCTTCGCCTTGCCCTCGCGCCTCGGGTGGGCGTCCCAGAAGCGGCAGAATTGCTCCTCGCCGGCCTTCGGCTTGGGCCGCCTCCGCTGCGCACCGGTGTCCGGGGCTCCGCCCTGCTCGGGAGGTGGGGGCTTTCCGGGGACACCCCCTGGAAACAGGTCGGTTGCACCCGCACCCGGCGCGCCAGCGCCGGAGAGAGAGTCTTGTCTAACGTCTAATGTCTCGCGGCCCCGCATGCGGGGCCTAGATTTCGAGTCCGGGGGCCTAGATTTCAGGTCCGGGGGCCTAGATTTTCCGGCCTCCTGAAATCTAGACCCCGCATCGGGGGCCTGGATTTCTCCGTCTAATCTAGACCCCGCATCGGGGGCCTGGATTTCAGGAGGCCGGCCACGCTTGATGGGCTCGCTGGTCGCGTCCAACAGCCAGACCACGCTGGCCCTGGGGTCGCTCGCTAACTTGCGACTGATGACCGGCCACCAGCGGTCGCCGTGCCCGTCCTTCCTGCCGCCGACCAAGATCCGGTGCTCGACGAGGCGGGCACGTGCGCGCTTCACCGTATTCACGCTGCAGCCGAGCAGCTCTGCGGCCCGCTCGGCTGAGGCAGTGCTGCATCCCCTGTCGTTGTTGGAGAGGTAGGTGTCTAGGACGTATACCCCCATCATCCCAAAGGCACCGCGCACACGCTCTTCAGCGTTTTCCGTGCTCTGGCGGTTGAAGAGTGTTTCGCGATAGATGGAGGCGATGCCGATGGCGATGGCGTGCAGCAGGAGGGCTGCCCTGTTCTCGCGGGCACCAATCTCCTCCGGCGTCATGTACTCGGATGTCCGCTCTCTCCGGTTGGCGAACCAGTCCGTGAGCACCTCGATGTAGTACGCCTTCTTGCGCGCGATACCCGCGACCTCATTGTCCTCCGGCATCCTCTGCGCCCCCGAGTTGTGGCCTAGGCCGGCTGGCTGATCGTGGCCGTTCGGCGGCGCCGCGACCTGCACGGGGCCGGCGCCGTTGGACGGCTGGGTCACGGCCGCGGGGATGGCCCAGGCGCTGCTCGGCACCTGGAGGCCGGTGCTGTCGGCGAGGTGGAACAGGCGCATCGAGATACCTCGGGGGACGGGTAAGGCCGGTGTCGGAGATGGGGGCGGAGCCGATGGGGCGGGTGGTCATGGCCGAGCCCCCCTGGCGGCGCGGATCTCAACCTCCACGATGGCGGTCAGCGCCGCGCGCACGAGCTGGCGGGCGGCGTCCTGGTCGATGCCGGGGTCCCGGCGGGCGACCGACAGCATCGCCTCGGTGACATGCCAGGGGAGCCGCTGGGCGATGTCGTGGCCGAGCACCACCTCGGCCATGTGGGCGTCTTGGGCGGCGCGCTCGGGGTCAGTGCGTGGTGGGAGGGAGGTCATGGGCGTCGCGTGCTCCTGTGTGGAGAGCGGCGACGCGGGGCTTGCAGAACGAGCCCTTACGTGCTACATAGCACGTCGCTACACTGATCATCTGGTCGGTATCGAGATTCGCTGGGCGCGCCGGGGTGACAACCGCGCGCCTAGTGTCGTTTCGGGGGTGCATCAGGCGGCTTTCCCGCGGGCGTCGATAAACCTTTGCAGGGCAGCGCGGCACTCCGACCGGAGCCAGCGCACACTGTTGGCGCCGATCCAGACCGGCTGCGGGTAGCGGTCCCCGATTCCGCGGTACAGCGTTGCAGGATGAATCGGCCGGCCGGGTCCGCCGAAGAGGATGCAGGCCTCCTCGGTCGTCAGCAGCACCTCATCGTCGCTCAACGCCGTGAGAGGCCGCGCACGTACACCGCGCTCGCTGCCCTTCCTGACCCCGCGCTTCCGCGGGGCGGCTGCCGTCGCCCTCGCTACGGCTTCACCGGCAACTGCCCCTTCGACAACCTCTTCCATCAGACGCATCCCTCTGTTCGTGGGTGTGCGTCTCTGCAAATAGGCGACCCGGAAGGCTATGTCATACGACAGAAGTCGGCCGGTTTTTTTCCTACGGCACCCTCTAGATCAAACAGACCAACCAGGTCTTGGTGCCTGTTCCAGATCTTGGCAATAGCTACCTCATCCAAATTGGCACCTAAGCCTTTGAGCGCTTCAGCCACAATGGAGCACGCAGAATGGGTTTCGGTCCCCCGCTTGGTCTCATTGCGCGTCGCTCGCACGCCGCCACCTCTTGTTAGTACGGCAATCAGAACAGAAATGGCAAAGTCGCGCCGGATACTGGCACGTGGTGGTCGGCCCAACCCATGACGCAATGGCCAGATCTCGGGAGAACTTGGCCCGCAAAATCCGTGTGCGTAGTGTCTGTCCCCTAGCTTTTTCAACTTTTTTGCAACGTACCACCGAAGCCTTGGCGGCAGCGCACTTCCATCACGCACAAAGGATGCGCCCATCCAACACAGTGCCGCATCGGCGCTGACATCGCCGCCGCATGCGGCAGCGAGTAGACGTTCGTCCACGTCTTTGTCAGCCTCGTCATCCCCAAACGACAGCGGGTTGTCTGCACCCGACTTGGACAGACCATCGAGCAGCAGGTAGCCGCGCCAAATCCACTCATCTTCCTGCGATGCGAGTTCAATCCATTTCCGCAAGAAGTCGCGCGCTTCTTCGATCTGGTCGCTTGCGCCCCCCGCTTCGGCTATGGCTCCCACTACGGCGGCACGTCGCCGGTGGCGGCGACGACTCATAGTAGCCGTCATCGCACCAATTCCTCGACGTACCGCCCCCACGCCTCCAGCGCCTTTCGGCGGTCGGCCATGCGCTCCGACTTGTCGTAGACGCCGGCGACGCCGCCGCGTGTGCCTGAGATGTGATTCAGGATCAGCTCGACCAAGTGGGTGTCGGCAAGATTCAGTTCACGCAGCAGAGTTGCGGTCGTGCGGCGCAAGTCGTGAACCACCCACGGCTCCATCGGTTTGGCCTTCGGGTTGACCTTGCGCCGGGCTACGAGAATTGCCGCGTCCAGCTCCGCCTTGGCCTTCGACCAGCCGGAGAAGCCCGTGTGCGCCCGGCGGCCGAAGACCATCGTGCGGGCCATCGGGTCATGGCGATCGGGCCGAGGCGGCAGCAGCGCCATCGCCTGAGCGCTGAGCGGCACCATGTGGGGCAGGTGGTTCTTCGTTCTCGTCTCGGGCAACTCGATGCGGTCGCCGTGGCCACCGCCCTCGATGATCTCAGCCCAGTCGAGCCCGCCGATCTCGCCCTTGCGCTGGCCGGTCGAGGCCAAGAGCTTGATGATCCGGGCGTAGTCCTCAGCGACGAGCCGCTTACCCTCGTCGTCGGCAGCGTCCGTCGCCAGCCACACCTCGCGCAGTTCGGCCTCTGAGAGGCTGCGCTTCCGACGCACGGGCTTGGCGCGCCTCTTGACGTGGGCCACCGGCGTGCCATTCACGACGTTGTTGTCGATGGCCCAGACGTAGAACGTCCCCAGGGCGCTCAGAGCGTGGTCGGCAGCGACCTTGCCGCTGTCGCGCTCCAGGTCGTTGAGCACCGCAACGATGTCCGGCTTGGTGATGTCCTCGATTGGGCGGCTATGCAGCGGTTTGAAGTGCTTTTCCAGGTGCCGCTTCACCTCCAGGAAGTAGCGCGGTCGCATCTCGGACTCACGCCCATCAAGGTACTTCTTCACGACGACGGCGAGGGTGTTCTCGGCCTTCCTCTCCTCGGCGGCCTTGGCCGCCTTCGCCGCCTCGCGCTCAGCCAGCACGTCAGTGCCCAGCCGGGCCTTGGCGCGCACGTCGCCGGCCGCCTTGCGGGCCTTGGCAAGCATGCCCTTGATGGTGGCGTCGTAGAGCGTGACCTTGCGCGGCGCGCCGTTCACCGAAAACTTGCAGCCGTACACCGCCCGCCCGGTCGAGAATTTCCTGACGAAAAAGCCGGGCTGCTCGGTGTCGAAGACCATCACGTCGCGCTTGCCCTCGGGCACCTGGATCTTGGCGACGCAGCCCTCCTCCAGCTTCATCTCCATCGTCAGCATTCCCCCTGTTGCGGCACGCCTGCGGAACGGTCACGATGCGCGTCAATGCAGACCAGTGCAAACTAAATCTGGGGGTCTGATACACTTTGTCTAGGAAAAACGCTAGTTCCTATTTGCAGCGGAACGCACGCGATCACACCTATGCACACATTTCCAAGACTACGAATCTGGGGGTCAGGGGTTCGAATCCTCTCCGGTGCGCCAATTCCAATTTCGTGCCGCTGATGCCCCTTAAGATATTGAATGGCAATGCCGTTTTGACGTTCGAAAACCCGTTCTGGCGGCAATAGGTGATGCGGTCCGAAAAGGCCAGCCGCAGTACGATCCGGCGCAGGTGATACTCGCCTGAGACCCAGAGTTTCCAAGGGTTTGACAGGAAGCTCAGGGCGAGTTCGAACATGTCCTCGAAGGCATGATGCGACTTGCCCTCGGTCTCCAGTTGCTCACTCATGATCAGCTTCTTGTTTTCGAGGTCGGCGATCTTCTTCTCGTAAGCCGCGATGACCGCAGGATTGTCGGACTCGACGATGCGCGCCAGCATCCGGTCAGTCTGCTTGGCGAGGTCGCTCAGCAGATCTCTCAAATGCGCTTGCGCCGCCTTACCCTGGGCGACACGCTGGTCCCATGCATCCTTGAACATGGCGTGAGCCAGGGTAACCAGGCCATCGCTCGGCTGCAGCCTGGCGACGATCTCAGCGAACTCGCC